TACTCTCATCTCTTATAATCTTGTTAATTTGGCTCTCATTTAAGTAAGAATAATCTTTCCTTATATTTTCTTCTAATCTATCTAACTCATCATCTTTTGAATTTATTTTGTTTTTTAAATCTTCTACCCCTTTAGATGTTTCATTTATTTCATCAGAGTTTAATAAGTCGTTATACTTACTTCTTATATCACTAGAATATAAATCTTTCATTTGAGCTACTAAATCAGTAAGACTCATTACTTTATCTCAAATAGTAGGACTAAACTTTTCAGAACTATTAATAGCTTGTTGTTCTTTTTCATATTGTTTAAATCTAAGTTTTTGTCATTCAGATAATAAACTATAGTTTTTACTTCATGGAACTAGATTACCTTCTGCAACTTCACTAGCCATTTCTTCATTACTCATACCAGAGTATTTTGTAACATAATCAAATTCTCCTTGAGTTTTAAAAGAAGATTTAACCTTACTAGAAAAATCTCCTCTTAAATCAGGGTTCTTATTAGCTAGATCAACTGCTGTTTGCATATCTCAAGAGTCTATAGCTTGATTAAATGAGTTTACAGTAGTTGCATCAGTTTTTTCTTTATTAGCATCTTCTAATGCTTGGTTTGATAATTCTTTAGTCTTTATATCTTGTGCTGATTCTACTTTATCTCCTTTAGTAGATTTACTATCTATAATCATTGGCATTCAAAATCTATCTTTACCCCTTTTTATTCAAAAATCTACTTCAGTAATACTTTCTCAATCAGTAGCCATTGGCATTTTTTCTAAATCAACTGGTCTTGATGTTGTTTCTCAAGGAGCTTTAATCGAAGTATCTCTTCTAGGCTCTATTACTTCAGGCGTATCTACTTTAACATCTAAGTCTGTAGGAGAAACAGGGTCAATTTTAGTAGGTTCAGGTATTTTATCCCCCTCTTGTTTTAAAATATCTATAAATTTATTTGTATCAGCTTCAGCTTTTTTAAATTCATTAACCTCTTTAGGTCATTGTCCCACTTGTTCTAATAAACCAGTTCTACCAGTTTTACTACCTTTATTTAATCAAATCTTTGTTTTATCTTGTTCTACCATAAGTATATTATTAATATTATTAGTATTGTATAAATTTTTTGTACATATTCAAATTACTCAACACTTATACCACTATTGATAGTAACATCATTAATTCAAGGTATTACTGTAGGGGTAAAGACAGGCTCTTTATACTCTATTAAGTATGCAGCCTTATATTCTTTTTGTTTCTTTTCTTTTGCCATATTAAGTTTCTATTATTTCATAATCATATACAAATTCATGCAACATTGGAGAATTACTATCTTGAGCTTCATTATGGAATACAATTTTATATTGTGTATCTATGTTTTCTTCTGTTTCAGTTGTTATATTGTCTCTAGTTATTATATCATCACTAGGCGTAGGTAGAGTTATTTGAGTCCAACTACTTGCATTGTTTATTCTTTTATATAATGTAACATAATCATTACCACTAGCATAACTTCTAGCTATTCTTAGTGTATCTATCTTCTTTTTAAATGCAGTTCAACCACTAAATATCTCACTTACTAAATATCCATCTTCTGCAGTCTCTTTACTATCAAAGTCTATATAATCAATTCAATAAGTAGATCATTGTAAATATGATATAAATAGTTTATTACTTCTTGTGTGGTATTTAACAAAATATACTTCATCTATTTGAGTTCCTGAGTTATCATCAGTTATAATTTTATGAAATCATTTAGCTAATCAATCTACTATTGTCCCATATTTATAAACACCTATAGTAGAATCACTACTTATAATAAACATATCATCTCAATAAAAATCCATAGCTGTTGTAGTATTTGTTTCATTAGAAAAATCAAACTTAGTTAAATAAGAGCTATTATCATTCAACCTATTACTTTTTCTTTTTTCACTTATTCTTTGATAAGAGTAACCACTAGATATATATAAATCCCCACTAAATGTAGTAATATAATCGAAATTACCACTTTGAGAGACTCTTTTAGGTTTAAATCCTAGTATTTGACTAGATGAAAAAGAGGTTGCAGTGTCTCATACCCAATAAAACACATTTCAATCTATGTCATAAACTTTATATTGTGTTCAATGCTTAGTTATTCAAACTACATCATTACCTGTAAAGTCTAACTCTGATTGTGTTCATCATCATAACTTATAAACTCAATCACTCATACCTATATAAGCAATATTTCTATTAACTACTAATATAGGAGGTATTTCAGAGTGTTCATCTACTAAAGTATTAGGAAATGATGTTGTTAAGTTAGTCCATGTTCAAGCATTAGCATCTGTTGTACTTATTCTCCATAGTTTTATAGCTGTATTAGACTGTTTAGTTAAGAAATAATAGAAACTAGTATTTAAAAACCCTCAAACTATATCTTCTCCAGCTGGAATAGAGGTTGTAAATTGTGTTCAATCCATTTGCCATATTTGCCCATCATCACCAAATGCCCAATTATTATCAGGATCACTACTCCTATCTATAAATCATCTCATAGCATAAGTAGATGTAGTAAGTTGTGAATTCATTTTAGGTCATAATCTAGCGCCATATCATTCATCTATACCATCTATGTTCTTAGAGTCGATAAAACCTCCTCATATAGTAAGGAAGTCATCTTGTTTAATTCATTGATAAAAAGTATTATATGTTTTTCTAGTCATATTATCTGTAGTTATCTAAATTAGTAATCGTTTTCTTTACAGGTAAAGTTGTTCTAGCTTTTAAGAAATTAGTTAAATCTATCATTTCTTTTTCAAATCTTGCTCTAGCATTCTCAGCTTCATTAATTTTCCCTTGTGATTTATATATTTGCCATTCTATACCTAAAGCATATACATAATGCTTATCAGGTTGTATAGCCATAAAGGTTTCAGGACTTAAATAAGCTATTTCAGGTGGAGTGTAGATAGCATTTATCTTAATCCCATCAGTTACTACAGCTTCAGGAGCAGGATATAAGAAAAAACTTCTATCTTGTATATAAAAGAAAGGATCAGTATTTGGTTGTGTATTAGCGTATTCATCTAAATCTTTAGATAATTCTCAAGGTATTTGATATCTTGAAAGAGTATAATAATTAGCAGAACTAGTGTATTTAATAAATACTTTGTTAATCTTCTTTATATTAACCGTTGTACTACTTCAATCCCGACTTGTAGTTCATTCAGTTATATTATATTCAGCTTGTCCTATTACAGAGTCCATTGTGAACTCGTCCCAGAAGTAATCTTCTTTAACAGAACTAACTATTTGGTTATTAATTTCATTATTTACTATATTCAATGCTTCTAGCCCCAATGTTTCAGGATCGTAGTTAACCGAATCAGTATGTGTATCTAATAACGCTTTTGCTATTATGTCAGCAGGTATCATATTGTTATATTATTGTTATGTAACTATTGTATAAGTTTTTTATACATATTCAAATAAAGAAGAGGTTTATACCCCTTCTTCTTTTAAATACAGCTCTCTTACCTCTTTTCTTAATCGTTTTAGTATTTCATCATAATCCTTATCATCATATTCTCTTATCATAATTCTACCTCTCTTTTTTCTATGTGTATATTCTAAGATTAAAACAGTTATCGGTTCTCAAGCAGTACTTTCACATTCCCTTATTTCTTTGTTAATGACTTTCATAGTTTTTTAAGTTAAAATAAAGACAGCCGATTAAGACTGCCTCTATTATATAAGAATATATTAAATATTCAAACTATGCAACATATTGTATAGCTATTGCTTTTGCGTTTTCATCAAAGATTTTTAGACCGTAGATAACTTCAGCCATTAGGTTTTCGTAGAAACCATCAGTACCTTTTCTAACATCGTAGTTATTTAATTGTACTACCATATTAACAGCACCTTCTTCAAGCATTATAACTTCTTTAGAAGCAGTTAAAGCGTTAGTTTTAACAACTTTAACACCGTTAACCATACCAATGTAACCTTTGAATCTAGTGTTTAAACCTACATCAGTAGCGTCTAAGAAACCTGATTGCATTAAGTTATTAGCAAAGTTAGGAGAAACAAATACTACTCTATTTTCTTCTGCAACATTTTGATTATCTAATGCTTCAGATAGATCTAAAATAGATGTATAAGCTAGAGCAGGAGTCAATGTAATTGGAGCACCTGAATCTAATTTATTAGCAGCAGGGATATCAGCAACTTGAGTAACAAGGATTTGATCTCTTACAGCTTCGTCAAATAGAACTGCTTCAGCTTGAGCGAATCTTTCAGCAACTTTAGTTGTTAATTCAAGATTTGATTGTACTTTTTCTTCGTCAGTAATTCTAACTAGTAATTGTTCTACTTGGTCTATAACTAGACTTTCAGAAGTAATAACAAAGTTAGTAGCAGAAATTGCAGCACCTGCAGTTCCTGAAGCGAATGCTAAAGTAGGTAGAGTTTGAACAGTAACAGTATCACCAGCTTTTGCTAGTTCACCAGTATAATCTGAGTTTGTATATTTATAGAAAACATTTTTAATATCTCTATTTCTGATTACCTCTTTCGAGAATAATTCAGGTATAATTATTGTATTAGCCATTTTATTGTATTAGTTAGTTAATCTGCATTAAGCAGTAAAAGTAACTTCACCTTTTGATTGTAGTTCTTTAACTTTATTATATTCTCATTGACTCATCTTTTCTAAATCAGCGATGGTATAATTAGTCTTATTAGTAGCTACATCTCAATTAGTAAAATTAGAGTTAGTAGTCTTTAGCCTTTCAGCTATTGTTGTATCTTTTTGCAGTACTTCAGCTTTAGCAACTTCGTAAGATACTCATTTTGAAGTTAAATCACTAATCATTTCTTTATGCTCTAAAAAGTCAGGGTTGGTTTCATAAAACTTCCTCTCATCTAGTATTCTATTGATAGAACTCTCATCGAATGATGCGTTTGGTTCGACCTTCTCTTTATTAGATTTCTTAAGTTTATAAATTTTATCTCCTAAGTCTTTGTTTTTAGCTTTTTCAGCTTCTAACTCAGCTTTTAGATTGTCAGTATCAGTTGATACATCTTCAGAAACATTAACTTCTGATTTTTCTTCGTTTTCCATATAACATTGGATTATGCAAATAAAAGTATTTTGTAACTCGCTCTCCAGCTAGCTTGTACATATTATTTATACATCAAATATTGTCAAATAACTAGAAGTTTCTTTTTCCTATACTAGTTGTTTTACTCTTTAAGAACTTCATTAAATCCTCTATACCCTTTAAATAATTTTGTTTAGCGTTTAATACCTGTAACTGTTTTTCATCTCATAGAGAGATAGTTTTAAGTGATTGTAGCACACTATCTTCAAACTCTTTTACAGCTGTTTCTAATAAACCAAATCATCTGTGTTCGATTACTTGTTGGAGTAATACTTTTTGTTCTTTATTCATAGTTTTATATTATTATTAAGCACTAACATCAGAAATAGATGGAGCGGTAGATTGTTCTTGAGCTAACATTGAAGCTCCTAATTGTTGAGCTACTCAACCTCCTTTAGCTTCTTCTTCCATTTCAACTGGTTCTCATTCAGCTCTAAGTATTTCTTCTCTTAAAGCAATAGCATTATCTCTAGCTTTAGTATCAAGACCTGTTTTATATATTTGTATAAATACATTATGATCTTCTCAAGCCTCAGGTTTAGTTTTTAACTCTACATCTAAGTTAAGTAGTTCTACATTATCGTAAGCCTCTCTTTCATCTCTAGTTAATGGGTGGATAGTTTCAGCTTCTAATCCTCTTATACCTGATTTTTCTACTAACATTCTATTAATAATGATATCTTGAGTGCTTCAAGGTTTAACACTTTGTTTAAGAGTTCATATTACACTAAGTAAAACAGCAAAGTCTTGTTTCTTTTTAGTATTTTCTTGTGATTTACTCTTAACTAGGATATATAATTCACCTGTATCATCTATAAATTCTTTTTTCTTGAATCAGTAACTATTTGTTTTGTTATTATCATCAACTACTACAATACATTTCTTTCTTTGAGGACTCATATTAGCAGCATAACTTTTATATACATCTTCCCATAATCATTTAAGACTTTCCATATAATTAGAAGACATTAAAGAGATTATTTGATTAATGTTTTGTTGTAGAGTTTGTACTTCAGCTTTAGTTTGACTACCTGATAGACTTTGTCATTGAACTAAGCTACCCATATTAGTTGCTTCATCAGTTAATTGGTTCATTAATTGAATAGTATTTGAAGTGATAGGGTTTGTAGGTTTAACAGGTTCTTGATAAATTCAGTTAACAGCATTTATATTAGAATCAGTTGAAGTGAAAGGTATAATATCTCAAGCAGCACTTTCAGAAGCTACAGCATCTATATCTAAACCTAATCTACCATCAATATAAGTTTTACCACCTAAAGCAGCAACCTTAGCTTGTTGTATTTGTAAATTAGTTAGTAATGTTTCTAAATCTTGATATTGTCCTATTTCATCTACTAAACTAGCTCAAGCATAACTTCATTTAATAGGTTTACCTCTAAATAGTTGTACTCATAGACTTATTTTACTAGGGTCAGCTTTTTCATTCTCAGTTAAAGCTCTCATTTTAACAACTCTTAATATAGTATCTCTAGCATTATCAAGTGTTACTAAATATAGATTATTCTCTTCATCTTCAGAACCTTTAAATATAGTTATATGATTATATATATCTACAGAATCTTTACTATCATCATCAGTATAAGTAAAACCTTTTACATTATTATTAGCTCTATCTACTCTATCTATTTCAGTACTCTTACTTATTTCTAGTTTACATATTCTTTCAGTATCATACGCTTCATCAGCTTTTAACTCATATAAACTCTTTCTAAGTAGTGTTCAAAAGAATCTCATGTTATTACCTATCCAGTTTTTAGGATCAGGATAAGTTAATCTACTATCTATATAAGAAACAATAGGTTCTTGACTATGATTATTCCAACCATCAACAGCTAATACTCAAACACCTGTTAAAGCATCATCATCTAATACTTCTTCATACTTTTGTCTAATATTCATTGTTTTAAAATTAGCCTCAAATACTTTATTACAGTTATCCGCTACTTCTTGTCCTAGGACTCAATTCATAGGTATATTAGTAACTTGTAACTCATCTCATAAGAATATAGACTTTCTTATAGTAAGATTATTCCATATTTTTCTAATCTTAACCCTATCTTCATCAGGCTTAGCAAATAAATATTCCTTATTTATATCCATAACATCTGTTTTCCAGTTCTTTGTATGGTTATCGGCAAGAGTAAACTCTTGTTCTATCTTAGACTTTAGTCTTAACTCGTCATCAGGAGTTAATATACTAGATATTTCCATAGATTATTTTTAATATTAAATTAGTTTTTATACCTTTAGTATATCTATAACTGATCTTTATTCAAACTTTAACATATCTTATCTAAATCTATTCATATTTACCTTAGCTACCCTTTGTATTTTAGGTGGAGTAGTTAAAGCTCTATAAATAGTTGCCATATATCTAAACCAATCAGCATCATGTGAAGTGAAATCGTGTTTAGGTTTATCTCTAAAGTCTCATTTCTTATCATCATATTCATATTGATATAATGAAAGGTTGTTTAAGAACTCATCTAAGTCTGCATTTATATATAGATACTTAAATATAAGCCTTCAAGCACTGATTCAGCTCTCTATTGTGTTTTTAGGCACTACATGACACTCAGGTCATAATAACTTCTTAACGGTCTCCATTCTACTAGTTCAAGTTGCTAACTCTCTATTAGCTATATCGTGAGGAAAGTAATGTTTCTCATAATTATACCCTTTCTTAATTAACTCATTAGCATAATGTTCAAATCAGTATCAGCTATTAGTATATCTATCTATTATTCTTATTTCAGGTCAAACTACTTGTATAAATCATATAGCCATAGCATCTGACATTCATAAGTCCCAAAAGGTAGTTACAGGTAAGCTAGGATCGTATAAATCTTTTCTTACTCTATTCTCACTAAAAGCTAAAGCAAGTTCTTTACCATAAACAGCTCATTTAATGTAAGCTTCCCAACTACATTCATACTCTTGGTTATACTCTTCTTCTGTCATCTCTGCTCTAGCATCATCTAATTGGTCTTCATCTAATAATCAAGTTTGACTAGCTCTTAATAGTATAGCATTAAACCTATCATCTTTTAAAGCTCTTTGATATAAATGATAAAAAGAGTTCTTACCTTTAGGAGTTCAAATCCAAGTTACCCAACCTTTATTAGCATTTATCATAGGAAAGATAATCTCTCAATAGATTGTATTAGGTTGTTGAGCATATTCATCAAATACAACTCATCTTAAATCTAATCATCTTAAACTATCAGGATTCTCTGCCCCAAACAATGTTATAGTAGATCAATTAGGAAGTGTACAAGTTAGATCACTTATATTAAAAGTAAATCAACCTATTTGGTTACCAAACTTCTCTAACATCTTCCAAGCTATCTTCTTTGCTTGTTTATAAGTAGGTGCTATATAACCATAATCTCACTTCTCTTGTAATGCTTTGATTATAATCAATAAAATCGTAGCAACAGTTTTACCTGCTCTACGATGAACTACTAATACATTAAATCTCTTAAAGTTGTTTAGAAAGTCCTTTTGCCACTCTCTTAGAGCTTTTGATAAATCTATTCTCATAGTAGATTTATTATAAATTCTTCTAGTTTATTATCTCTTATTGCTATAGCTTGTCCAGATGTAATATAATCTATTAAATCTTCTCATAATACAAGACTAGGTCATTTATATATAACTCAATCATTTTCATATTTTGTTCTTATTTCTAGATTTTTTTTAGCAACACCTCTAGCTACAGCTTCTATAAATTCTTTAGAAGTAATAAGTTCTATTAAGTTAAAATCGAAAAAATCATCTATGGTTTCATTTGGATATTTATAAAACATAAACAATCCATGATGTTTAGTTGTAAAGTCAAATCTAGTTATTTTCTCTCAACTTACTATTAAATTATTATCAATAGCAAATTGTATGTATTTTTCTAGTTTTTTATTCATTTTTATATAGTAATTAATACCACTTTCTTTTCATCATCTTCTCAATTATTTTTATCTCCAAATAGTATTCTTCTTTTATCAGCCGTTTGTTGCCATTTATCTATATCAGAGTTATTTAACTTATCTTTCTCATCTGTTATTCTCCTATTCTTTTCACTAGCTATTAATTTAAGTAACTTATCATCTTCTTCTAGTAAATGCTGTATTCTAGGGTCTTTAATTCCATTTTTTTCCACTTCCTTTATGTTTCTATTAACAGTTCCTATTCATAGTCAAGTATCTTTAGCTATCTCTTCTTGTGTTTGTAAAGGGGATTTAGCAACACTTGCTGTTATTTTATCTATGTTTCTTTTTTTATCTGCTCTTTCCATATTATATTATTTAGTTTAATCTATTATACACTTATTGTTTATATATTCAAATTATATCATTATTATAAATACTTTCTTTTCTAATCCTGTATCTACTACAAACTCTACTTCTTCTGCTCATTCAGGAGCAAGGTCTATTAATATTTCCATATACTCCATAGTTATATCAGGGTCTATTCCTTTATATGTTACTGTAAGAGTTTCTTGTAGTTCTTGTTCTTCTTCTCCTTCTAGTAGTTCTTCTATAGTGTTAAAGTCTTTCATTGTTTATAAGTTAAGTATCAAGTAGTTACCTTTCAATGTTCTAGTATGTAGTAAAGTATTGGTTTTTGTTTCATAGTTATTTATTTTTAGATTTATAATATTCTGTACTTGCTATGTAAGTTATAGGGTCTAATCAAGATGTTATCCATTTTTTAAGTTCGTACTGATAATCTTTTTGTATCATTTCATCAGATATAATCTCTTGTATGTATTCGTCTGTATGTGGAACTCCAGCAATTGCATATATCTCATTATAAGGATATAATCATTCTCAAAAGTATTGTTTAAATAATTCTTGTATATCTTCAGTATTTTCTAAAAATATTTCTTGAATATAATCACTATCTTTTAGGTATACTTTAATATCTCCGTCAGATGATGAGTGTTTTTGTTCCATTGCGACATAATCTATTTCTTTATAATCATGTATTCATTCTTTCCACTCCTTAATATCCTTAAAGATATTTTTTATTATTTGTTCTTTATTTTCCATAGTTTCTTTATTAGTTATTAATTAATATCTCTTTTCTTTTTATTATCCTGATATTTAGATATTGCTAGATCTAAATCTTCTCATCTACTACAAGAATAATATCAATCTCAATCTTGTAATAAGAAAGAATTATTTTCACTTATATTATAGAGTTCAATTCATAACTTTTCCAATCATTCTACTATTTCTTTATCAACGGAAATTATTACACCTCATTTTGGTATATCATATTTTATCTTTTCTATCTTACTCATCTCATAATAGGTTATTAATATTTGGTAGATCCTTATACTTATCTAATATAAAATCTAAATCCTCCATAATCAATTTATAATTTTCTTCTTTTATTTTTAAAACCTCTTCTAATGTTAATTTATCATCTCAGAATCAATCTTGATATAAAGTACTATTTTTACACTCTATTTTATTTGTAATAGCATATACAATTAAATAAGTTAATATTTTCTTACATTTAATATATTTTTCTATTATTTCTTTATCCATTATTTAATCTTAATATTATTAACACCAAACTTCTTAGCCACTTCTTCTACACTAACTTCTAAAGGTGGTACATCGTTAATCTTCCAAGCATATACCCATAATGATATAACATATTTAAAACCTTTCTCATAAGCATCTTCATATCATTTCTTAACACAAGCATACTTACCCTTATGGTCTGTAAATAAATATATTCTCTTTACAGGTGGTTCTTTAGTATCTGATACTTCTATTAGTTGTCATTCTTCAAACATAGTTTTATAGTTATAAGTTAGAAGGGCAAATCCGATGGGTCTATATCTCCATTAGCTTTTTTATCTAATTGCTTACTTACATCTGATTTAGGTTTAAATGTATTTAATTTAGCATATTGTTTACCTTGTTTACTTAATAGGATATCTATATTAACAAATTCCCCATCTTGTTTACTTATAAACTCTAGAAATTGTTTCTTATTTACTCCTAAAGAACTTATTACAAAGTCTGGAGCGTTATCTCTCTTATTTACATATAGACCATCTACTGATCATTCAAATTTGTTTTCCATTTTTTTAATAGTTAGTTGTATTATAAAGTTCTTTATCTGATTGAGATACATTAATATTATACTTTTCATAATGTCCCAATCTCTCTCTTAATAAGTGAATCTTATTAGTAAGAGTGTAGAAGTGTTCAGATCAATGTAGTTGGTCTGTTATTTCTTGTGTAGATCATGCTTTTATTGGTTTTAACATAATTTTAGTTGTTAATTATATTACTCATAGTTTATATTGTTAGTTTTATCTTAATAATTATATATTTTTATCTCACCTAGTCAAAAGTTTTTTACTTTTCAGCTAGACAATCCTCTTATTAGGTGTTCAAATTAATTGTACAACCTTATTAACTCTTTCTTCTACACTTCATTTTATAGTTATAACTTTTAAATTATATTCTTTGATTAATTCCTTTATGTTATTATCTATTTCTTGTTGGTAAGTTTTCTCTTTGCTTCTAACATCATCTTGAACTAATCCAAACTCTATAGGTATGTAGAATATATAATCATATTTAACTTCTAATAGTCTTTTATCTACCCAAGGTTTAATAAAATCATAAGCAATTCTTCATTTACAATAAGCTAATATATCTATTACTCATCTATCTGATATAAAGTCTTGTAGTTTATCTTCTTCTTGTATTTGAACATTATATACCATAGTTTCAAAACCTAGAAAAGCTATCTCTGACATAGTTATAGGTTCTATTCATACTTTTTTTATAACTCTTCTACTTACTTCTTCTATAATTGGATAACCTAAAGTATCTAATTCTTTTATAAGTGTACTTTTTCAAGTTGAATGTGATCATATTATTGCTATTCTCATAATCTATCTTGCATAATTTTAAAATAATCTTTATCTAGTTCTATTCCTATACCTTTCCTATTAGTGTTTTGACAAGCTACAAGTGTTGAGCCACTACCTGCTGTGAAATCCAAAACTGTTTCTCATTCATTAGTATAAGTTTTTATTAAATATTCCATTAAAGCTATTGGTTTTTGGGTAGGGTGTACTTTTACTTTTCACTCTATTCATTTATACTCTATTATATTTACAGGGTGTTTGTGTGTATAAATATGATCCTTTTTTTTAATACTATGTCATTCTCTAAGTGTTCATAAGTTTTTTAACTCTGTTTTAGGATTTTTTCTATAAACTATTTTATCTAACTTAATTTTTTGTGGATTATAGAACATATTATTCCCTTTACAATATACAGCTGCTTTCTGGCTAAAAATTAATATATCTTCAAAAATTCTTCAAGGCTGAAAATTCATCATTTGAAAATTACTAGGTCTTTGTTTTTTCCGCTTCCAATCATATCTGTATTGTTTTATATTGCTCATTCTTAAAGCACTACTAAAAGGTTCACTTCAAAACAATACAATAGCACCATTTGGTTTGATTAATTTATTTAATCTTTCCCACATTTCATCAAAGGGTATAATTGTATCCCATTTACAAGCTGTAGTTCAATATGGTATATCTGCTATAATACTATCTACCTTAATTCCTTTCTCTATAAGTTTATCCATTTCAGCTAGACATTCTCAATGTATTAATTTCATAGTTTTATTATTAATTATTCTTGAACTCTCTTAATAGATATATCGGCAGTTTTAAACTGATTTTCCTTTATTTCTAAATATCAAGGTGTACTGTGCATATTCATTGTCTTGTCATATTGACCCTTCCCAGCAAGTGCTGGACACTTTATCCAAGTGTGCTTCAACCCTTCCTTCATTTGTAAGTGGTGTTTATCTCAACTTATTATAACATTATACTTGCTACTATCTCAATGACCTACTATAATCTTTTCAGGTGGTTGTTTATCGAAATTGAAATCCCCATGATTTATTGTATATTGAATATTACCTATATTAAAAGAATTTATTAACTCTCTCATATACTTAACATCTATATCATAATTAACTAACCCTCTTTTAACCATTTCATATAATATCAAACCTCAACTTCTTTGTACATCTTCTGTCTTATCTGATGAAAACCTATCGTGATTCCCTGTAATACCTACAAAATTAACATTCTTACCTGCTTTATGTACTTCTAATAAAAATCTTTCTAATGTTGTAACTACTGTCATAAGTAAATTAAATCCATATCAAAACTTTTGTTCTGTTCAATAAGCTACTTGTCAATTATGCATACCATCTTGTACTAGAGTTTCAAACCAATCTCATAAAGAAATGATATGTATATTCTTTTCAGGTGTATCTAAAATGCTATTTAACACTACTTGTAAGCGTTTTAAAACATCATCACTACCAACTTTACCTAAATGAATATCTGATAGCACATACGACTTACTATCGTTGTTATTTATTACTTCTCTTTTGAAGTCTATTTCTAAAGGTTTATGATTTTCTAAGTAACCTTGTAGGTTTTCTAGGAAATAATCCCAACTTCCAGCTAATTGTAAAGCCTTTGCTACTTCTTTATCGTGAACTCTATTATATACTTTCTTGAATTTATCTTTATATCTACTTTGGATATGTGAATAAGATACTTCTTCTATTCTTTCTTCTATCTCTTCATCTTCCATTTGGTCTAGACTATATTCTGAAATAGTATCAGAAAACTTAGTTAATCTTAATCTTGATTTTAATAAACTAAATACTTCAGGTTTAATTAGGTATTTATCTATTATTTGTTGTTGAGTTAGATTATGTCAATGTTTAGAGTAATCTTTAAATATATCATCTACTATTTCTATAGGTACATTAATCTTTTCAGTATATTTATCTCAAGAATCATTCCTACTAACAAGAAATACATAATCTCTATCTTCTATGTCATATCTTTTATCATCTGCTACAAGATTATTTAAGTCGTTTATAACTCAACCTATAGATTCTCTTTTTTTACATACATCATATATTAATGATTTTAATGTTCTATAGTCTGCATTTAATGTTTCAGAAAACTTCTTTTGTATTTCTTTTACTATTTGTTTATATCCTTTACCTTTTTCTCACTTACTCGCATCTACTAATTCTAAATCGTCATATCTTTTACCTATATAATCTTTTAACTCTTTAGTATATTTTGACATAGTTTTGGTGGGTTAATTTTAAAGTATTATATCTATTTGTAGTAAATTTTCAAGAAATTCTTTATTTTCTAAAGTGTTATTTGTATGTATCCAAGTATGGCATTCCCTGCATAATGCTATTAAATATCTAGGGTCTTCTTTATATTTTCATCATCTTCAATAAATATGGTGAATATCTGCAGATGGCTTACCACACTTTTGACAAGGTATAAAGTCAGTTTGATCAAATTTATTGTACGCTAAATAATTCTTTATATATTTTTGCATTAGTTAGTTATTATTTTTTTTATTTGTCAAAGCATATCTATTAAATTTCAGTTACCCGATACTAGACTACAATTAGGACCTGGAAAAAAATTATTAACATCTTTTCTTTTTATTATATCTTCTCTAGTTATTTCTTTATTTACTACTCTTTGTTCTAGTCTATTAGCTTGAACATTAGGGTCTAAATCTATATAAATACTCTTATATTCTATGTTATTCTCTGTGAAATAACTTTCTAGTTGTTCTCTTATTTCAGGTATAGCAGAGAATACATAATTAACTTCAGGATCAAACTTTCAATAAGCATATTTATTATCGTTAAAATCCATAGTAGTAATAAACTCTCAATTAGTCATCTTCTTATTAAATTCATCTTTATCTAAAAAGACATATTCAACTTCAGCATCACTTCTAGGTTTTCTAGTAGTGAAATTGGGAGGTCTATTATAGCTAAGATCTTTACAGGTATTTGTTAGGTAGTCTTGAGCTGTTGTTTTTCAACTTGTAGAAGCTCAAGAGAGGATAATTTGAGTCATATATTATTTGGTTAATATTTTATTAATTTTTTCACTTTCAGATATATTAAAAATAAACTCTTTTACTGCTATATGTTCATCTATAAGATGATAGCTTTCCCAGTCTGTTTCATCTCAAGCTATAAAGTTATGTTCTAACATTTTATATATTACATATTCTTCTCAATATTCATTTTCAAACTCTCAAAGTATTTT